ATCAATTGTTAGTGTTGTTGCTTGTCCATTGATGTTGGACGAGTTATTTGCAACGGTAATGTTATTAGTTGCTGCGCTTCCTGTGGCGTCAAAGATGTGAATTTCTGCGCCCAATGAAGGAGATGCTGGGAGGGTCAATGTACGAGCCGCTGTAGTATCCACCATGTAAGAGTTACCAGAGGCGATGCTGATGTTAGACGATACTGCTGTTGCTGGAAATACAGGGGAAGAAGATACTGTAGCCCACGCAGCAGTTGTTCCATTTGACTGAAGAACTTGGCCGTTAGTACCAATACCAAGACGAGCTAAGGTATTAGCAGAAGATGCGTAGAGCAAATCTCCTGTTGTAGTAAGGACAGAAGTTGCTGAAGGCGCCCACTTAATACCTGCAGTCTGTGAAGAATCAGCAAGTAGTTCGTAATTGTTTGTTCCTACAGCAACGTTTGCAACGGCACCAGATGCTGTAGCAGCAATAATGTCACCCTTAGCGGTGACAATACCTACTGGAATTTCAGCAGATGCCTGAGTGACGTTAGAGACTGTCATGTTATGAGATTTCCGAACCGAAAGCGTTGAATGATGTTGTTGCGCTTGATGCATAGACGCGAAGCTGGTCGCCTGTAGCAAGGGTGATACCTACTGTTAATACTGTGGTATCTGAAGCCGCTACTGTGGCACCATAGACAATCCATGAAAGAGCCGCTGCTGGGGATGTTGAACCGCCAGACTTAACAACTGCAATACGGTATGTAGCAGCAGTAGCTGCCTGATTACATACGGTGATGGTAGAAACTACAGCAGAGGTTGCAGATGGAACCAAGTAAAGCTGGGTCTCTGTAGTTGCTGATGGGGCTACTTGGCCCAAAACTTTATAAGCGGTTGCCATGGGACTCCTTAAGGGTGTTGACTAAATTATGGCCTATTACGACACGTCTGTAGGGTTAAAACCGCCCCGTATATTTTTTGCTACATGGTAAAGTATACCCATGAATCTGGTACAAAGGGCGGTTTCTCAAGGTGGAAAACTGGCGCCAATTATTATTCCTAGTAATTTAACCAATGGTTTAGGCCTGATGAACCCCTCGGTCTATGTAGACAGTGATGGGGATATCTTGGTTAATTTGCGCCAAGTTAACTACACCCTTTATATCTCTGAGAACGATAAGCGCTTCTTCAGTCCTTGGGGACCGCTTACCTACCTTCACCCAGAAAATGACCAGCGACTTGTTACCAACAATTTCCTCTGCCGCCTTGATAAGGACTACAACGTAGTCAACTACACCAAGGTAGAGATGCTGGAACTTCATACCCCTATCTGGGAGTTTGTAGGGTTAGAGGATGCCAGAGTTGTCCAATGGGACGGCGATTACTACATGATTGGCGTCCGTAGAGATACGACCACCAACGGCCAAGGTCGCATGGAGTACTCCAAGATTGAGATTGATAAAGATAAGTGGACGGTAAAAGAGGTCCAACGAGTACGCATGCCCGCAACGGGTGATGACTCCTCATACTGTGAAAAAAACTATTCACCGATTCTTGATAAACCGTATCACTTTGTTAAGTGGACTATTCCTACAGAGGTGGTGTGGTCAAATCCTAATGCACCAGAAACAAAGCAAGTTATACTAAACAACGATATTCCTAACCCTCCTAAAGACCAAAGAGGAGGTTCACATACTGTTGCGTGGGATGACTACTACATTACATTTACCCATGAGGTTAACTTATGGAGAAACTATTTAAACCAAAAAGACTCTACCTACAGACATCGTTTAGTTGTTTGGGATAGAGAATTTAACTTTGTTGGACTTAGCAAAGAATTTGCTTTCATGGACACTCCGATTGAGTTTTGTGTTGGAGCAGCATCTATAGGAGAAAATCTTCTTGTAAGTTTTGGTGTTCAAGACAATTCTGCATTTGTACTAGAAGTTCCAAATAAAGTCATTAACGAACTCATAGAAGAAGCCAAAACCTATGGAAAATAACCTACGCCTATACGATAATTGTGGAACTATGGCTGGCTATAAAATGCACAGAAATCGTTTTACACCCATTTGTGAGGACTGTAGAACGGCTTGCCGAGAAGCTAAAAGAACATGGCGTCTCGTTAATCCTGAAAAAGCTAAACAAGAAAATAAAGAAGGACATTTAAAGCGTAGGGAAAAGGTACTTGAACGTAACAAGTTGTTTAGACAAAACAACCCACAATATGTCAAGGAATATCAAGACAAATATCGTGCCGAACATAAAGAAGAAAGAGAAGAGTATAGGTTAAATAATCTAGAAAAGTTTCGTTCTTACGCACGTAAAAGAAAAGCTTGGAAGTTAAATAACGGACACAAGCAGTATCAAGAACAAGAAGTACTTGATTTGTACGGCATAGATTGCCACATATGCAAAGAGGTAATAGACCTAACAGCATCTCGTAAAGTGGGTGTAGGTGAGTGGAGATTGGGCCTTCATATAGACCATTTGGTTCCCTTAGCCAAAGGGGGCTCAGATACATTAGAAAATGTTAGACCAGCCCACGGTGGATGCAACTTAATAAAGAACGCAAAAAATATGGAGGAAATAAATGGCAATTAAAGACTTGGCAGTAGATGTTGCCTTTGACTCCTATAATCCTGAGAAGAACTTTGCCCTTGCTAATGCTTATTATGACCAAGGCCAATACTCATCGGCAGCTGGCTTCTACCTAAGAGCCGCTGACCGTGGTTATCAGACCCATACTTTGCTTGCCTATACCTCTTTGATAAAGATGGCCCTATGTTTTTCTAAACAAGGAAGTAGAAGCTCCACTGTCTATCAAACCCTTCTACAAGCAGTCTCTCTGCTCCCTGGAAGACCAGAGGCGTATTTCCATCTCTCTAGAATCCATGAGCGCAATAAAGAGTGGCAGAGGTCAGCTACCTTTGCTGAGCTTGGATTAGCCAATCATCTAGCTGACTACAACAATCCGCTCCCATCCTATGTTGAATATAACGGCATGTATTGCTTGCTCTTTGAGAAAGCTGTATGTGGCTGGTGGCTTGGTCGTAAAGAAGAGAGCAAGGCTCTCTTTGACCACCTGCTAGATAACTATGAGATGTCACCTGAGTATGTAAACGGGTGCCTTAATAACCTTAAGTTGTTCTAATGTTTCCTAATTGGTTTCAGAATGTTTCTCCATACTTTGATAGAAAATGCCCCCAAGTCCCTTTACGTGCTCTCCAAATTGGCACCTATACAGGAGATGCTACAGAGTGGCTCTTAATTAACAGGGATATCGTAACCATAGATGACGTGGATACCTGGGAAGGTAGTGAAGAAGAGCAGCATGAATCTCTTGACTTTACTTCTGTAGAGGGCTACTACGACTCTCGCTTCTCAAATAACTCTAAAGTTATTAAGCATAAGATGACGAGCGATGAGTTCTTCAACACAAACAAAAAGACATTTAACTTCATCTATATAGATGGAAGCCACACCGCCCTTCAAACAGCCTTAGATGGCCTCAACGCCTTTAAGGTACTAGAGCCTGGTGGAGTCATTGCCTTTGATGATTACCTGTGGGCAGAGGGCGGTAAGCCTTTCTTAGAGCCTATGCGTGGAGTTAATGCCTTTATGCAGGTATGCGAGGGCGAAATGAAGTGCCTAGAAGATGGCTATCAGATGTGGTTTGTTAAATGCTAGAGAACGCATGCTTTGAAGTCTTTCACGTAGATACTGGAAACACCCTTCGTAACAAATCTTACGATGGCATTTTAAACAGTATGTCCTTTTTACCGCGCCTTGGTTCTCCCACTATGTATCTTAATACCGCAGATAAAGTAGAGAACTTTATTAATCTACACCCTGAGTTTAAGGTTAATACTGTTGAGGATTACTGTCAGCCAGGGGAGACCTTCCCACCTAGTGCTGGTGTAGTTGGGGTCTGGGCTAGCAACTATAAGGCTTGGAAAAGGTTCCTAGAGAGCGATTACGACACTCTTATTATCTTTGAAGACGACATTGTATTGAGCAAAAACTTTAAGTTTATTGCTGAGAAGTACCTGGATGAGCTTATGCCTGTATGGGACTTCTTCTCATTTTTTGTCCCTAATGACTCATTCTTTGCTTACAACCCACAACTGCATGATATGGGTGATGAGAATATCTGCCGCTCATATCAACAGTGGTCCTGTGCTGGATACGCAGTAAGTCGTAGGGGCGCAGAAAAAGCTATTGCAGATGTTGAATCACAAGGAATAACTGCCCCTGTAGATTGGTATATCTTTAACTTCAGGATGAAGCAAGAAGAGAATCAGGCGCAGTTTTCTACATATACAGTAAAGCCCGATAAGTACATACCTATCAAGTTTTTACAGGGCGCAGCAAATGTTAGCCAAATACACAGAGGCAGTACAGAACTACTAAACTAGCTACATTCCACCAAAGAGTAGAATTGTTACTGTAGGGTCTGCTCCAATTGTTCCGATAAGACCTTGAACTCCCTGAACACCCTGTGTACCTTGCGTACCTTGAGCACCAGTCGTACCTTGGACACCCTGCGTTCCCTGAACACCTTGAGTTCCTTGTGTTCCTTGGGTTGCAATGCTCTGAACACCTTGAGTTCCCTGAACTCCTTGTACACCTTGTGTTCCCTGTGTGCCCTGGACTCCTTGAGTACCCTGAGCTCCTGTGGTTCCCTGAGTTCCCTGGGCTCCTTGGATACCAACCGCACCATCAAGATTAACTGTCCATGTTGCGTATGTTCCAGAACCGATAGCGGTAAGCTTGGTAAAGGTAAGGGTTGTGCTTGAGTACGAAACAACTTTTCCGTATTGGATGTTGTTACCATCGTAAGCAACAATAATATCTTGGCCGATTGAGTATGCA